CGAGGCAACTATGCCATCGGCGCTCAAGCAAAGCGTGCCGATATTGATGGGGTGGCAATTGCCTGTGATGTGTCAATGCCATTTGGCAGAGGCATTGACGGCTGCCTTGAGTTGAAGGTGACGAAGGATCGGCCCGGCTTTGTCCGAGCCATCTGCCCTGATGCAAAGACACTTGGCGTTGCCAATATCCGAAACGGCAAGGATGACTCCATCTCTGTCTCAATCTCAGGTGGTACCGTGGCGATACCTTCTGCTGAGTCACGCATTGAGTTGGTTTCAGCTTTCATGGAGTCTCATGGGTATGAGATGGGGTTGAATGAGATTAGAGAGAAGATTCGCAAGGAAGGTCACAGGATCGGCAATACCGAGATTTCAACGGCACTCACCGCCCTTGTGATGAGTCATCATCTGTTGATGAGAGAGGATGGGCAGAAGAAATTGTTCAAACATCACAAGACATATGTGGTCAATGATGTGCGAACTTTGGAGACTTTGCCTGTGGATAACTCTTGAGTGTGCAACCGCGCCGAACCGCGCCGAACCGATCCGCTAATTTCTCGGCATACTGCCGACAACCGCGCCGACGCGCCCCCTCTTTAGAGGGGCGCGGGGCGCGGTTCGGTGGCACGCTCACGGATTGGTTTGATAAATGAATTTCAACTTTGAACCAATAAACTGCCGAGCCTGTGGAAAACTTATTTGGCGCGGTTTATCTTCGGGCGGATTTGATACCAAACTTGATACGGCTCGACTCAATGTTGCCGAGGAGATCGTGAAGATTTTGCAGGGTGCAAGAACCTATGAATGCCACAAGACTGTCATCTCATTTGAGGCAGTCAGAAGAACCTCAAGTCGGATTGCAATGGGAACTCATCCCAACGCCGTCACCCTTGCCACCCACCTATGTTCGACCATGCACCTGTTTGAGACACCTGACATGGCACCTGCCTATTGGGGAAAGCCAAAGACAACCAAAGAGTATGAAGGAGTTCCTTTCTGATGAACTGCACCATCTGCGACAGAACGACCAAGCATGAAGGCGCGTGCCTTACCTGTGAGTTAAAGGTCAAGGCGTGTCTGACTGAACTGCCTGCATTGCAGTATGAGGCAGGCAATCACCTGGCACCTGCTCGAACAGGATCGGGCGCAGTTAGCTCGGAGAGAAGCATCGGCATCAATGTCAATGCATTGGACTTTTCAATGGCAACTGACCTGCTCCACATCATGCATGGGTGGGAAGTACCCATTCGGATTGGGCGTGGGCTGACACCACCTGCCTTTGTGGATCGGGAACCAACCACAGATGCCGAGGTGGATGCCACCTGCTCGTTCCACCTGACTCACTTGGACTTCACTTTGTTGCAGCCGTGGGCGGTAGAGTTCGCCTCAGATGTCTATGGTCTCCACGCCAAAGGCAGAGCAGCAGCAAAGAAGTTCTCTGAACAAGCCCGGCGCATTCCTTGTCCAACAGATGAATGCAAACGATTTGTTGTGATTGATGTTGAGAACTTATCTGATGAGGTCTCTTGCTTTGGATGTAAGCAATCATGGACAGTAGCTCGATTGGTGAAGTTGGCAATGAGTAATCCGAACCGCAAATTCTTTCTTGATGTTGAGGCAATTAGTTTGTGGCTCAAGATAAGTCAGAGAGAGATTTATCGGATTGCAAAACGCCATGACATTGAAAAGCGTGGAAGCCTATACAACTTCGGGGATATTTTGAAAGTGGTGCAATTGTGAGTGATTTGACAAAGTTGGCAATTGAATATGCTACGCTTTCGCTATCAGGTTTTGCTATCCCTGCATCAGCATTAGGAACACTACAATGCTGAAGATAATGATAAACATAGGCGATGTTGCAACTGAGTTGACAACAGATCAGTCTCTTTCATTTGATGCGATTGAGTCTTTAATGAATCGAGCAGTTCAAGCAACTCTTCAATCATACCTATCACTTCCGACTGAAGATCGTCTTGCTGCACTTGGATTGGATACTTCTGAAGATGATGAAGATGAGGACGATGAGTGACACGACATCCAAATGTCGGCGTTGCAAAATAGATTTACCTCTTGACTCATTTCATAAAGATAAGCGCACACCAAATGGGCGATATGATATTTGTAAAGAATGCAGAACAATTCATCGCAACATCACAAACATTACTGATGAACAATATGATGCGTTACTTGTAGCACAAAACAACTCATGTGCTATCTGTGGCATACATACATCAGAGGCAGACCGCGGCTTAGTAGTTGACCACAATCATCAGACTCACAAGATTCGTGGACTCTTATGCACACGATGCAATGTAGGGCTGGGGTACTATGGGGATGACACCACAAAGTTGTCAATGGCAATTGAGTATTTGGTAAAGACTGATGGTATTGCCTAGACCTTGCAATGGTTGTGGTGTTGTTGTCAGAGCTGCACGATGCAATGCTTGCAAAAGAATGTTAGACCGGGGCAGACCACGGCGTGCGGATCGAGGATACGACAGTAAGTGGCACAAACTCTCTCGCACCATGAGGGAGCAACAACCCTTCTGCACCATCTGTTATTCAACAAAAGATTTGACTCTTGATCACATCCAACCCTTATCTCAAAACGGGTTAAGTATTCCAAGCAACTTGCAAGTGTTATGCCGTAAATGCAACAGCCGAAAAGGTTCGAAATAACAAAGAACCCCCCGGTGGCACCTATGGGTACACGCACAATTTGCAAAACAAGCGCGAAAGCGTAACCCCGCGTATTCGCTTGAGCATATGACCGCAATTTACCACAGGGGGCGTTTGAATTATATGAAGGCAAAAAAAATATGACAGGGCCAGCACCGAAACCAACTGAACTCAAGCGTGCATTGGGAAACCCAGGCAAGCGCAAACTCCCTGATGTGAGCAATGTAATCGCGCTTCCACGCATTGATGACAAGCCACCTGCACAGTTGTCAAAGGGTGCAAAGAAGTTGTGGACAGACATTCGTGCAATGGCACCGTGGATTGCAAACTCAGATGGCATTGCCTTGATTGAGTTGTGTGAAAAGTTTGATCGCAAAACTCAACTTGTTGAAAAGCTGAAAGAAACTGATTATGTGCTTTTCACAGATAAAGGCTACGCCTATGCAAACCCACTTGTGGGAATGATCAGCACAACAGAGAATGAGATTTTGAAACTTCTGTCAGTTCTAGGTTTGACACCTTCAGACAGAAGCAAGTTGGGGGTTGCAGAAGTTAAGGTTCGCAGTAAGTTAGACGAGCTACTTTCGCAAAAGCGTAATGTCTGAGAACTCTTGGCCGCCTAGATGGTTGACTGAAGTTCCACTTGAAGATCAACTTCGCGGTGACGGTGACTTGTATGCAGACTTTGCAGAAGCCGTTTGTCGTGTAACAAAAGATTCAGTCGCATCGCCAGCCGGCAAACTGCTATTGCTTCGCCCGTGGCAACGCGAACTTCTGCGACACGCACTTGCTCGCCGTGATGATGGAAGATTTCGTCATCGCACAGCTTTGGTTGGAATGGCACGCAAGAATGGCAAGAGCGCATTGGCAGCATCAATGGGTCTTGCAGGTTTGACTGTCGGTGGCAATGGTTCAGAAATTTATTCATGCGCGGCAGACAGAGATCAGGCGCGAATTGTATTCGGCACCGCCAAGCGGATGATTGAGATGGATCAAGAACTCTCATCCATGTTCACTCTGTACCGTGATGCAATTGAGTTCAAGGAAAAGGCATCTGTCTATCGAGTGTTATCGGCAGAGGCATACACCAAAGAAGGTTTGAACCCTTCACCGCTTGTAATCTTTGACGAGGTTCATGCACAACCAAGTTGGGATTTATGGAACACGCTCTCACTTGCAGGTGGCGCACGATCTGATTCATTGCTCTTTGGAATTACAACGGCAGGTGTGAAAACACAAGCCAATGGTCAAGACTCACTTTGCTATTCTTTGTATCAATATGGACAGAGAATCGTCAAAGAAGAAGTGCAAGACAAATCATTTTTCTTTGCATGGTGGGAACCAACAAAGCCTGAAGGCGATCACCGTGACAAAAATCTTTGGGCAGAAGCAAATCCCGGTCTCGGTGACATCGTTGATTTAGGCGATTTTGAGAGCGCGGTGTTGCGAACACCTGAAGCTGAGTTTCGCACCAAGCGAATCAATTGCTTTGTCAGCACATCTGTTGCATGGTTGCCAACAGGTTCATGGGAAGCAATAGAAAACAAAACAAGAGTTCCAATACCTGGCGAAGAAGTTGTTCTTGCCTTTGATGGTTCTTTTTCGAATGACTCAACTGCACTTGTGCAATGGTCACTTGGCGGAGAAAAGCCACACTTGAGCGTTGTTGGGTTGTGGGAAAAACCCGAAGATGCTGAACAAGGATGGTATGTACCAATTGCAGAGGTTGAACAGACAATCATCGCAACTGCTCGTGATAATCGAATTGATGTCAGAGAGATTGTTTTCGACCCTGCCAGATGGAACCGAACCTTTATGGTTCTTGATGAAGAAGGACTCCCCGTTCTCGCCTATCCCAACAGCGCAGAGCGAATGGTTCCTGCAACGCAAAAGTTTTACGAAGGCGTTGTCAATCAATCATTCACTCACGATGGTGATGAACGGCTTGCACGCCACATCGCCAACTGTGTCACGAAACAATCATCACGAGGCGTGATGGTGGCAAAGGCAAGTTCTCGCCGAAAGGTGGATGCCGCCGTTGCTTCAATCTTTGGTTATGACAGAGCCACCCAACCTGCTCCACCAAAGCCACCAACCGCTCGATACTTTTCGATTCAAGTCTAAGGAGATCAATGAACTTCTTAAAGAAGATTGATTATGCACTCATCATTGAGGTCATTGGTGTCTCTTTGGTAACAAGTGGATTGTGGATGCTTTCGGCACCTGTCGCGCTCATTGCGCTTGGCGGATTTCTAGTATGGGCAACAGAGAAGGTTGACAAATGAGTTTGAGCAAAAGACTGCGAGCAGTAGGAGAGAAGCGAACCAACAACAGTCAATGGGTTGAACCATTGATTCCTGGCCGCCCTGCATTCATGGCACCATCAGGAATTGATGTTACTGCCGACAGCGCAATCCGTATGTCAACAGTTTATGCTTGCGTTCGCCTTCTTGGTGACACGATTAGCTCACTCCCACTTGGCGCATATGTTCGCCGTGGTCGCGCTCGCATTTCCTATGCAGCAGCATATGGTGAAACTCCATTTTGGGTGAATACTCCCAACCCTGAAACATCACGCATTGAATTTTATGAGCAGGTTATTTCATCCCTGAACATTCACGGAAACGCCTTTATCTTGACCGTACGCGATGACAACAACGAGGTTGTGGAACTTTATTGCCTCAACCCTGATGATGTCCGTATCCGCCGTCTGCGCCCTAATGAACCCCTTGTGTACGAGGTTCAGACCCGTGATGAGCAAGGTGCATTTACACAAATTCTGACAAAGAATGAAATGTTGCACATCCCATTGTTTAGATTGCCAGGATCGCACTATGGTCTCGGCCCAATCGCTGCTGCTCGCCTAACAATCGGCGCTGCTATGGCAGCCGATACTTATGCAGCAGCATACTTTGGCAATGCAGCCAACCCAGGCGGTGTGATTGAAGTTCCTGGCGAACTGACTGAAGATCAGGCGCAAGATATTGGGCGCGATTGGAATATCACGCACACAGGCCCATATCGTGCAGGAAAGATTGGCGTGCTATCAGGTGGCGCTTCTTTCAAGCCATTGACCTTGAATGCCCAAGATGCCCAGTTGCTAGATACACGCCGGTTCAATGTTGAGGACATTGCACGCTTGTTCCGCGTTCCGATCAGCCTTTTGGGTCATCCTGTTGCAGGTGCGATGTCATTTGCATCTGTTGAAGCACAAAATCTTTCCTTTGTTCAGCACTCATTGCGCCCATTACTTGAGCGCCTTGAGCAAGCATTCAGCACATTACTTCCTGAACCTGACGGATTCATCAAGTTCAACCTTGATGCACTCCTTCGTGGAACAACACTTGAGCGATATGAAGCCTACACAAAGGGCTTGCGCGAAGGTTTCTTGAGCCTGAACGATGTTCACGCAATGGAAGATATGGCACCAATTGCAGATGGTGACAACTATCGCGTGCCATTGCAAAACATTGATGCAGGTGATGCAAAGGATGTCGGTGTCAAGTTGCGTGCTGAGATCGTTACTCAGCTCGTTCAAGTTGGATATGACCCTGAAGAAGTCTTGGCAGCAATCGGATTGCCACCTATGGCACACACAGGTGTTCCTTCAAGTCAGTTGCAACCAATTGCACAGATTGACCCACTTGATCCTGCTTCTGCCTACGATGTACGCGAGGCAAGAAATGAGCAACCACATATGGTTCTTCAAGTTCCTGAACCAACTGTCAATGTTGCAGCACCAAATGTCACGATTGAACCTGCGATGGTCATGCTTGATTCACCACAGGTCAATGTTGAGGCACCGAATGTCACCGTTGATGCTCCAACTGTCAATGTGACAAACACAATTGAGCGCACTCGCGTTCGCAAGAAGATTATCCGTGATGAGAACAACCTCATTGTTGAGGTCATCGAAGAGTTTGTTGAAGGGGATGAATAATGCCAACAGGTCTGAGTTCATATCTTGCCAACAAGTTTCTTGATGCAGTAGGCAATGCCACCGCGTATTCAGCAGCCAATGTGTTTGTAAAACTCCACACAGGCGATCCTGGCGCAGATGGCACAGGCAATCCTGCAACAGAGACAACTCGTCAATCAGTTTCATTTGGCGCAGCAACAGGCGGTGGACTCACCTCTGATGCAAATGTCTCATGGACAAACATTGCAGGTTCAGAGGATGCAACATTCTTCACCGCATGGGATAACGCGACCACAGGAAACTTCTTGTTTAGCGGTTCAATCACAGGAAACTCATATACGGCAGGAGATACCTTCACAATCCCAAGTGGGTCTCTGACAGTTTCTCTGACACTCGCGAGCTAACATGGCGCAGTTTGTCCTTGACACTTCCCAACTTGATGTTGATGTCTTAGGGCCGATCACATTTGTAACTGCAAACGCAACGCTTGGTTCTTTAAGTGGCACGGCAACTGCTCGCATTGACAACATTGTTTCGGCAACTGCAACACTTGGCGGTTTATCTGCACAAGCAACGATTTCACAACCTGAAACTGCCGTTGTTGGATCGTTCGGAATGCCTAACTTTGTTCAACCTAACTTTGTAGCTCCAACACCTGAACCAAAGATTGCAAATGTAATCCTTGCAGGTGCTTCTGCATCTTTGGGAGTTGTAAGAATTCAAGCAGTTTCACAAATTGATTTTTCCGTACTCAATGACGATGCAGAAGTTCTGCTTCTGATTTAAGGATAAAAATGCCATATTTCATCTCAGATAAGCAAAGTGATTGTTCAGGATGGGCAACCGTCAAAGAAGAATCTGATGGTTCTTATACAACAATCGGATGCCATGAGAACAAGCAAGATGCGATTGACCAAATGGTTGCAGTATCTATCTCAGAGGATATGGAACCGGGTGGAGAAATAAACACTCGTGCAGTTGATTTGAGCGTTCCTTCGTTCATTCGTGAAAATGCTCAACGAGGTCTCAAATACCTTGAAGAAGGTTTTGGGGGAGATGGTCTAACTGATGGCACCAAGCGTGAAGCACGCGAGATGGCAGCAGGAAGAATCACCGAAAACAAAGTTCGCAAGATGGCACCCTGGTTCGCTCGCCATCAAGTAGATGGACAAGCACCAAAAAACAGCGATCCGTCAAACCCACAGTATCCAGGCGCAGGTCTTGTTGCTTGGCTCTTGTGGGGTGGAGATTCCAACTTTTCTGACAGGGCGCAAAATTGGGCGCAACGCAAGATTGATGCGCTCGATGCCGAATCCGATTCAAGGAGCAAAATGAAAAAAATTGAACGCCGTACTTTTACCGTGCGCGATGTTGAAGCACGGCAAGCCGAAGATGGCACAATGCGCCTTTCAGGATATGCCGCCGTCTTTAATGACTCAAGCGTTCCACTTCCTTTCAAGGAAAGTATCGCACCGGGCGCATTCCGCAAGACCTTGAGCGAAACACCTGATGTTCGCCTACTCATTAACCACGAAGGTCTGCCTTTAGCTCGTACCAAAAACGGTACGATGACATTGACTGAAGATGAGCGCGGTTTGTTATTTAATGCAGAGATTGCAGATACTCAAGAAGGTCGTGACATTTACAAATTGGTTCAACGCGGAGATGTTGATCAAATGTCATTTGCTTTCCGTGTGATCCGTCAGAAGTGGTCAGAGGACAGAAGCCGCCGAGTTCTTACAGAGGTTTCACTTGCAGATGGTGATGTCTCAGTTGTCACATACCCTGCTTACCCAACAACTACTGTTGAAGCACGCGAACATCTACGCGATGCAATGAAAGCTATCAAAGAAGGTCGTGAAGTTACAGGCGAAAGTTTGATTGTTATTCAGGCAATTCTTGACAAGGTTGATGAATCTTATGAATATCTTGGAGAAGGCAAATCAATGCTTGAAACATTGCTTGGCTTAGAACCAATGATGGAAGAAGAAGCACGCGAAAATGTCGGAGATTTTGTTGAATGGGATTCAAGCGGTGGAACTGCAAAAGGTCGCATTGAACACATCATGGAAGAAGGCGTTCTTGGTATTCCTGGAACAGATTTCAGCATCACCGCCGAAGAAGGTGATCCTGCCGTTCTAGTTCGCGTGTATGAAGAATTTCGTGACGGATACCGACCAACAGAAACTTTGGTTGGACACAAGATGTCTGAACTTCGCGCCATTGATCCACTTCCTGAAGCAACAGAGGAAGCTGAACGAAAGATTTCTTTGCGCCTAGCACAAGCGATGGTTAATCGCACAAAATAAATTTCTGCTACAAAAGTAGCAGATCGAAGTCGGAGCGAGACTCACACCCTGAAAGCGCCGTGAGAAGCATCGCCACCACCTCACTTCCAAAACAACAAACTCACAAGGAGACCAAATGTCATATTTTGACAAAGTAGTTGAGCGCCGTGATGCAGTAAAGGCAGAAATGGATGCAGTTCTTGAAGCAGTAGCAGAAGAGAACCGCACCGACCTTACTGTTGAGGAAACCGAGAAGGTTGATGCTCTCGTAGAAGAGGCACGCTCACTAGATACAAAAATCGAAAAGCTGAAGGCACAGGCAGATGCAGATGCGAAGGCATCTGAGATTCGTTCTTCAGTTGCATCAGTTGCAACACCACGAGTTGGTGGAACAACAGTCACACGCGAATCACGCACTTACTCAGAGCGTTCAGATTCTTCATTCTTCAAAGATGCTTACAACGCACAGTTCAAGTCAGACTTCACAGCACAGGATCGTCTTGCTCGCCATATGCGCGAAGAAGAGATTGAGCGCCGCGATGTTGGAACTCCACAGTTTGAAGGTCTTGTAATTCCACAGTACCTCATTGACCTAGCAGCACCTCTTGCTCGTGCGGGCCGCCCATTCGCGGATTTTGCAACAAACAAGATGACACTTCCACCATCTGGCATGACCTTGAATATTTCTCGCATGACGACAGGAAGTTCAACAGCCGTACAGGTTACACAGAATGATGCAGTATCAGAGACAGATGTTGACGATACATTGCTAACTGTGAATGTTCGGACGATTGCCGGACAGCAGGATATGAGCCGCCAGGCGATTGAGCGTGGAACAGGCATTGATGTTTTCGTAACAGCAGACTTGATCAAGTCATGGCACACAACACTTGATTCACAGATTCTAAATGGTGCAGGTACAGCCGGCACAATCAAGGGTCTCCGTGCATCAGGCGGAAACGCAATCACATTCACATCAACAGCACCAACAGTTGGTCTTTTGTATCCAAAGCTCGCAGATGCGATCCAACAGATTCAGACAAACTCCTTCACAAACCCAACACACTTCATCATGCATCCACGCCGCCTTGCATTCTTGCTCGCAGCAGTTGACAGCACAAACCGCCCATTGGTAGTGCCAGCCGCTAATGGCCCAATGAATGCAGCAGGTATTGGAGCAGGTGTTTCTGCATACGGTAACTCTGGATATCAGATGATGGGTCTGCCAATCATTACTGATGCAAATGTTGGAACAACATATGGAACAACAACAAATCAGGATGAAATCTATGTTGTCAACGCAGGTGAAGCTCACCTTTGGGAACAACCAGGATCACCATTCACACTTCGTTATGATGCAACAGGAGCAGGAAGCCTGACTCTCAAGGCTGTTGTCTATGGATACGCAGCGTTCACCGCAGAGCGTTACCCACTTGCAGCATCAATCATCTCAGGTTCCGGATTATCGGCACCAACCTTCTAGTCTGAAGGTTCTTTAATAGTGTGAAGAGTGGGTAGGACTCCCCCGACTTACCCACTCTTCACTCCTAAGATTCGGGGGAATCAAATGAAAACAGGTCACAAAGTCACAATCGGGTCTTGCGACCCAGGCATGGTCAATGGTGCTTTCGCATTTAGACTTATCCAACTTTCAGGAGCTAGAAATTCAAAACTCGGCCCATTTGTTCGAGTCAAAGGTTCAGGTTTATTGTCAAAGCAACGCAATCGTGTTGTGAAACAATTCTTAGAAATGACCGATTCCGATTGGTTGTTGATGCTTGATAGCGATGAGCAACTTTCAGTTGATGCATTTGATGCTTTATGCAACACCGCCCATGACAAAGATCGCCCTGTTGTTGCAGGTCTAGTCTTTGCAGGTTTTGGAGTTCCCGGCAAAACTTACCCAAAACCAGTTCCTGCAATCTTTCAAGATTCACCACAAGGATTCTTGCCCTTGTATAAATATGACAAGAACTCAGTTTTTGAAATAGATGCAGCAGGTACAGGTTGCCTTATGATTCATCGAAGCGTGTTGGAAAAGATGCGCGAAGTTGCAGACCCAAATCAAGGCAAAGATTGGTGTTGGTTTTGGGATGGGCCTGTCAATGGCGAATGGATTGGTGAGGATTTACTTTTCTCACGAAGAATCAAATCACTTGGTTATCCAATCCATGTGAACACTTCAGTCATACTCCCTCATCAAAAATCATTTTGGTTGGATGAAAGTCATCACGAAGCATGGACAGATTAAAAAAACTTCTTCGCAGGAAGCCGAAAGAAACGGCAACGGCGAAGCCACAATTAGAACGAGCAATCCTGCCAAAAGCAGAAAAGAGGATAAAGCGTGGCGATCACTAACGGTTATTCCACACTTGCCGAGTTAAAGGCAGCATTGACAATTAGCGATGCAACCGATGATGCAGCTCTTGAAGCAGCCATCAATGCAACAAGCAGAATGATTGATGACTACACAGGGCGCTTCTTCTATCCTGACGGAACATCTCAATCACCTGTTGCTCGTTATTTTACAGCCCTTGATCCGTGGACAATGAATGTTGATGACATCGTGACAATCGCACAGATTGCAACAGATGACAACTTCAATCAAACTTGGGATACCGTATGGTCAACAAGTGATTACATGGTTGAACCCATTAACAATCCACGCCGAGGATGGCCGTTCACAAGAATCCTTGCAATTGGTCGCTATGTATGGCCTTACTACTTGCCACAGGCTTGCAAAATCACAGGTGTATGGGGTTGGAGCGCGGTGCCTTACGAGGTGCAATCTGCTTGCTTAATTCAATCCTCACGCATTTTTGTGCGCCGTCAATCACCTTTTGGAATTGCGGGAACCCCTGAACTTGGAACTGTTCGATTAACTTCACGCCTTGATCCTGATGTTGAAGCATTGCTTCGACCTTTCCGCAAGAACAATGGGTTGGCTAAGTAATGAACCCAAGTCAAGTTCGAGATGGTTTGAAAACAAGGTTGCAAACAATTACAGGTTTGCGTGCGTATGATTTGATTCCCGACACGGTAGTTCCGCCGTGTGCGGTAGTCGGACAATTAGATTTCACATTTGACATTGACAATGCTCGTGGTCTTGACCAAGCGCAAGTTGATGTCCTTGTGATTGTGCAACGCTTTTCAGAGCGTGCTGGACAGGACAAACTTGATGCATACCTTGCAGGTTCAGGTTCAACTTCCATAAAGGCAGCAATTGAAGGTGATCGCACTCTTGGGGGAACAGTCAACACTTTGAGAGTTACAGGTGCCGAAGCAGGTACTTATGATTCTCAAGGAGTCACATTTCTTTCCTATCGTTACAGAATCACGATTTGGGGATAAGGAGAACCAATGGCATACACCGTCATCTCAGATCGAGAGGTCTGTGGCAAAAAGAAGGGTGAGTCAATCACCGACAAAGAACTTGTTGATGCAGGAGTGAGCGCACAGGCACTCACCGCTGCAAACCACATCAAGGCAAGCAATGCAGTATCACCATCCATTAAACCAGCAACAGAAGGAGTGACCAACTAATGGCACGCATCGTTCTCACAAACGCCTTCATCTCTGTTGGTGGAGTGGACTTGAGCGATTTAGTCAGCTCAGTCTCACTTTCATCATCATTTGATGTCGTAGAAACAACAGCATTTTCATCATCAGCATCAAAGACTCGCGTGGCAGGTCTTGTTGATAATTCAATCACTCTTGAATTTCATCAGGATTACGCAACAGGCGAAGTTGAACAAACAATTTACCCACTACTTGGAACAGTTGCAGCAGTAATTGTGAAGCCAAATGGCGGAACAACAAGCGCATTCAATCCTTCATACACCTGCAACGCCGTGATCTCAGAGTGGACTCCGGTCAACGGAGCCGTGGGCGAGTTAGCCAGCGCATCTGTGTCTTGGCCTGTAACAGGTGCAATCACTAAGGCGGTTGTATAATGGCACGCATTGTTCTAACAAACGCATATGTCCTTTTTGGATCAACTGATATCTCAGACCATGTGAGTTCAATTTCTCTCAGTTCGAGTTACGACTTGGTTGAGACCACAGCGTTCGGACAAACCGCAAAGACTCGCGTGGCTGGACTTGTGGACAATTCTGTGACTCTTGAACTGCATCAGGATTATGCAACATCAAGCATTGAGCAAACAATTTATCCAACACTTGGAACAGCAGTTACAATTGCAGTCAAGCCTGTCAATGGAACGACAACAACAGTCAATCCTCAATACAGTTTTTCCGCGGTTGTGTCAGAATGGACTCCGTTGAATGGTGCCGTGGGAGAGCTTGCCAGCGCAAGCGTGTCCTGGCCGATCAGCGGCGTAATTACAAAGACAACAAGTTGATTGAAATAGGGGGAAACAAATGGATGGATTAAGTATCAAAATCGTAACCAATGATGATGTTGAAAAAGTGTATTCGCTTCGACCACGCATCATTGTTGACTTTGAACAAAAATATAACAAAGGACTTGCAAAGCTGATTGGCGAAGAGCAAAAGTTAGAGCATATCTACTATTTGGCTTGGTTAGCCTTGAAGCACAACGGAAACATCATCAAGCCTTTTGGCGGAGACTTCCTTGACTCACTCAAAGAAGTTTCGTTGGTAGCAGACCCAAATTCCGAATCCACAGAGACAGCCTGACCTATTCAATAGCAGCGGTTTCTGTGGAGACAGGCTTATCTCCAAATGATTTGCTTGATGCTCCTGATGGAATACTTGAAGCAATAGTTATATACCTCAAAGAACGAGCGAAGGCGCGAAGCAAATAATGGCGGAAATCAATTACAGAGTTGAGATGCAAGGTTTGACTGAAAACATCATCGCTCTTGAACGCTTCGCGCCTGACCTCAAAAGAGAATTAAACAAAGAAATTCGTGGAATTCTTGCACCAATTGTTATTGAAGCAAAAAGTTATCTGCCAAGCAATGATCAAATCCATCCTTCAGGGTGGGCAAAAGGCGGCTTCAAACGCTTCAATGGCATCGGGCCGTTGACTCAAGATCAAACTCGTGGTTTTATTGCATACGATGCTGAACGAGCTAAGGCAGGAATCAAGCAAACTGCAGCAACTACCAAAAAAGACGGCAGCGGTTTTCGCAACACTTATGCAGTCATTCAGCGTGATCCAGGTGGAGCAATCTTTGAAACGGCAGGTCGCGGAAGCGCGGCATCTCGTTCACGAAGTAAGACAAGCAGATCACGCAACCCACAGGCTTCTCAACACTTTATTGGTGTGATTCAAAGAGAGCATGGCGCATTGCCAACTGCTCGCCATGAAGGTAAAGATAAAGGTCGCGCACTTATTCGTGCAGTTGATAACAGTAGATACAAAGCATTGCAAGGAATTCGTGAGGCAGTCAATAAAGCCTCTGCAAAAGCACAGGCACGAGTTGATGCCGCAATCAGTCAAAGAGAGGTGTAATCGTGTCAATTGTTGAGCGCATAGTCACCGTCTATAATGACAAAGGTTCCAAGCAAGCGGTTAAAGACCTCAAGAAACTTGAAAAAGATTTTGCCAATGCAGGAAAAAAGATTGCAAAAGCCTTTGGAGTTGCAGCAGTTGCCGTGGG